CGGAACCGCGTTCAGCAAGACCACATTCGCACCCGCAGACCGGCTTTGCGGCATAGTCCCCCAACTGCCCGACTGCCCCCGCAGCAGACCTGACAAGGCAAAGCGCCCTGCCGACAGTGGGACTGCCTTTTGGAATTGCATGATTTCCCAATCGTCAACCACCCCACCGCCAATCGCGATTGTGTTAGCACCCGCCAGCAAGGCTTCGGGTGTTGCGCTGCTCAAGGCGCCGCTGACAAGCGTGACTTCGAGTGCGGTCTGCCTGTCCCAGATACCGACTGGCCCCGCACCTAACGTTGTTTGCGTAACCCCGATGATCGCGGCTTCGCCTAAGGTTTCCAGCAGCGCATAGTCACTGTCTTGTGGTGCGCCATAAACGGCAATGCGGCCCGGCCACGGCCTGCCTGTAGCGGCGACATAGGGCGCATGCGGGATTTCGTCGCCGGTCAAAAGCGGCAGATCAAGAAACAGCAACTCGGCGGGGATCGGCCCCACGAAAGGCGTCATTGCAGCCGCCTGTTCACCGCCACGTTGCACGCGGTCAACTTCGGCATCCACGCGCGTGGCTTGGGCAAGGCGCAGGCCCGCCTCTTCGATCCTGTCGATCCGGTACAGGCTGGTGGCGTCCGCTGTTTCAAGTGCGACGACATCGCCCGCGCCAATCTGCGCTTGCGAGGGCGGCAAAGCAAATTCAGCAGTGTCGCGCCCGACCCGCGCCTCTTGCAGCCAGCGGGCGACGATGCGCGCACCCTCTTTGCGGGTCAGGGCAAGTGGCAGTTCGTTGCGCGTGACCGAAATCGTCGTCTCGTCCGGCATGATCGCCTCGGATGCGATCGCGTCATAGTGGCCTTCGGCATTCACAAAGCCCAATTGGACGCGTCCCGCAATTTCGGCAGCGGATGCGCGTGTCAGGCTAAGCGCTTGATCGCGTTCTGGGTCAAGCGCGAGACTGTCAGGCGTCAGCACGTAGTCGGCAACCGCCCGCCTGTTGCGAAAGACCAAAACGCCGTCCCGCTCAATCGCGTCAAATCCGTAAGCCAACATCAACGGCTGCAGAGCCGCGCGTCCTGTGCCGCTATCGCTGACAATATAGCCGCGCACGATACCGAAAAGACCCGTCACGTCGTAATGTGTCACACCAGAGCGATCGCAGATTTCAGCAACGACTGACGCAAGGCTGCAATTCGTCGCGCGTCCGTTCAGCCATGCGCCCGTGGCGTAATCACCGCCATCAGACCACATCGCCTGATTTCCTGGCCAATAGGGATAAGGGCGTGGATCCCACCCATTCGCATGCATCCGGCCGGTGTCCAGCATGCGTCCTGCGAATTGATCAGAGGCCGGATTATTCTGCCCATCAGCATAAAAGTCACTGACAGCGCGCAAGTATTGCAACTGCATCAGATCATCGCGCGCGCCGTTTGAATGAAACGGTGTTTGCGTGGCCGGATCGATCTGATTGGCGCCTTTATCAACCGCGGCACAGCCCAACTGCATGAACCAAACAGGCTTGCTGCGCGGCACCCACGCCGTCGGTGTGAGTGCACGCTGCCCGTCTATGCGCGGATAATGCGCGTTGCTCCACCAACCCGCGATGTCTTTGGCGCGCCAAACCCAAGGCTCGCCTTCATCATCCGTGATCGGTGTGCGCAACTGGGCTGCGCGCGCCTCGGGTGTTTCATAAACCCAGTCATAGCATTCGCCGCCCGCCACATTCCCCGTCAGGTAATCAAGATCATAGATTGACCCTGCGCCTGCATCACTGTGGTTTTCGCCTGCGCGCCAATCCGAGAGCGGCATGCGCGCGTTTACACCCACAAAGTCGATATTTGCATCAGCCCATAGTCCATCTAAAGGGAAATACCTGTCTTGCGTGCCAGCGGGCGTGTAGCCACGATATTCTTCATTATCTGCCGCATAGCTGATCTGGCAATTTGCACCCAGTATTGCACGCACGTCCGCCGCAAGCGCCTTGAGCGCGATAACCGCAGGAAACGCACCATTCGCCCCCCGCACACACGTCAGACCCTTCAGATCAGTACCAACACAAAACGCATCTACGCCGCCCGCTGCAGCGCAAAGCTTGGCGTAATGCAGCACGAAGCGGCGGTAGCCACCGCTCGCATGGCCACTGTAGCCGACCACACCGCCCGATACGCTGATATGCGCCGGGGTGGCTGTTCCGAAAAAGGCCGCGATTTCCGTGTCAGCGGCGGGTGTTCCATCAATCGCACTGCTAATCGCTGGCGCAAGAGACGTCGTGATCAGGCCGCACCACGGCTGCACCGGCTGTCCAAGTCGCGTACTGAGTGGATTGGGCAAAGCATTGCCCGCCTGCTGCGTCATCAGCAAAAGCGGCTGCATGACGGGTTTCAGCCCCCGCGCGCGCAAATCCTTGATCGCCTCGATCAAGGACGCATCGGCGGGTGTTCCGCCATAGATCGACGCACCGTCCACTTGCGGCAACTGATCGGCCTGCGCACGCGTGATTCCTGAAACACGCCACGGCATCGCGGTCGCATCGCCATTGCCTGCCTCTACCTGCGGTGCAATCGTACAATCGGCGCAGCGCAGATCATCACCAAACCACGCAATAGGCACAATGATCGACTGGCACTGAGGCAGTTCCCCCTGCAACGCATCCATCGAGACCGAAAAATCACTACCGCCAAAGGGCGAATTTGTGTTGACCGCTTGCTGGGCCGCGAACCCGTTCGAGACATGCACTTGCGACGTTGCGAGCCCATATTCGCCTGCACGTGGCGTCAGAACTGCGCCTGTGATCCGTTGCATAAACGCGTCTTGCGTGCTGCGCGCAGGGCGCATTACCTCGAACGTCAATTGCGGAATACGGTTATCGAACTGCTCCAACGCCATGTCCTCGATCACCACATAGGCGGTGCCACGGTAGGCAGGTGTATTTTCTAGACCTTCCACAGCCGCGATCTTGGGGTCAGGCTGCTGGTCCATCCGCCCTGCGTATAGGCGCAAGTTCAAGCTGTCGGGGGGCACCTCGGTCCCGTCGGCCCAGATACGACCGATCCGGCTGACTTCGCCTTCACACAAAGCCAGCGCGAGGCTGACGCTGTATTGATACGTCGTCACTGTCGGGGTGGAGCGGTTGCCTTGGGTCGTTGTCGATTGTTCTTTGAATTGTGACGCCCAAATGGCCTGCCCTGCAATGCGCATCCTGCCATAGACTTGCTGGATATCCGCGCCTTCGGTCGCACCTGTCAGCCGAAAGCGGTCGATGCGCGCGCCTTCAATCGCTTCGCTGCCGCCGCCCATGACCTGCTGATCAATGCGCCGCCCAATGGCCGCACCCGCCGCACGGCCAATCGTCGCCATCGACAACCCCATCACAGAGCCGCCAACCGCCCCACCAAGGGCCATGCCCACCACAGAAAGCGCAATCGTCGCCATTGGTTAGTCTCCTAGATCAAATACAAATCGGGCAGCGATCTTGCGCTGCCACGGGGCAGATAACGGGCTTTCGACAACGCCGTGCCCGCTGTAGGCGTGAATAAACGACGGGGATGCGCCATCAGTGGCTACCAGCCCCAGATGTTTCGCGATGAGGCCGCGCCGCATCCGAAACACTAGCAACTGGCCATGTTTGAGCGGTCCGTCATCAACGCGGTGAAACAACCGCGCCACGGTTTTCAACAGATATTCATCGTTTTGGGGTTCCGCCCAATCGGGCGTGTAGGCCGGAATACCCACAATTTCAGACCCGTAAACCGTGCGCCATATGCCACGGATCAACCCCGCACAGTCGCAGCCAACACCCTGCATAGCTGCTTGATGCAGGTATGGTGTGCCGATCCAAGACCGTGCATGGGCAATAATATCAGTGCTCATCGGCGCAGACTTCCGCCTGTGTTCGTCTGATTTGCACGCGGCACGCTGACCAACCAATCTTCACCGGGGATATCGGGGAAACCTTGGAAATTCAGCAGGTTGTCGAACTTTGCGATGCAGGTTTGGGCGTTCTTATCGCAACCAGCAACAACACGGATTCTATCTCCAGCTTGCAAGGGCAACGGAAACTGCGACCAAAGCGTTAGAATGCGGGTTTTACCGTCCAACACGTCCGACTTGATCGCCCCGATCAGACCTGCGGCCGCACCGGATAAAACCGTGCAAATCCCGTTTTCAAACCAACCTTCGTGAAAAGCGGCCGCACCTTCCAGTACCAAGTCCTGCCCATCCAAATCTGCCGTCAAAACATGCTCTAGACTGAACGCCGGATCACGCACATCAAAGCCGCAACGCCCATCCCCCAACACGGCACTACAACTTTTAAGAAACGACCGCCCCTGCGGTTGGTTCAGCGCGTCGGTCAGGCCATGCAGTTCAGCCTCGAAACCGCCTGCCCCGCGCGTGATCTCGCCCATCGTGCCGCGAAACTGGATCTGGCGTGCGCGCACGTCATCCCATTGCACGCGCCATGTGACAACAACGGCCCCGTCATAGCGCCCTGCATGAATATCGCGTTCAGTGATCGCATCGGCGGATAAAACACCCAGCGCTGCGGTGTTGTTCACCGAAAGCCCGACACTGCTGGCCAAAGCGCGCGCAGTCATGCCGCCTTCGGGCTGAAAAATCATGCCTTCAAATGCCAAACTGCGGTCGTGATCGGTAAAGCCAAGGGCCACTCCGTCGCGCCGTGTCACGGACCAGCACAGACACGTATGCGTCGTGCCGGTTTGCAGGTGTGCATTCAGATCAGCAGTGCTCATAACCGGATCTCCAGCACTGGCACGTCAGGTACTTCGCCTGCCTGGAAATTCGAGATCGAGGTCATGATCGCGTCAGTGTCAAAGCGGACTGGCACGTCAAACTCAAAGCCTGCGCGGACCTCGGCCCCAAGATCGGGCGCAGTTGCGAAAGTCAGAATGCCTGTCTTGGTATCTAGCGTGTAGTCACCCCCGTCCCGCACAGGCACGCCGCCAACCGAGACAAAGACGGATCCTGCAACAGGCTTTACGATGGGGCGCGCATATTCCACGTCGCCCGACCGATAGGTCTTAATCAATTGGAATTGCGTTGTCTGTTCGTCACCGACGGCGATCAACTGGTCACCTGCATCAATCGCTTTGGATGGTGCGCAGGACTGGAAATCAGCCCAATCTTTCCAGCGAAAACCAATTAGCTGGCCCTTTCGTGCCTCGAAAAACGCGATTAGCAGCGCCACGTCATCCAGTGACCGCAGCCCCATCCCCGCGTCATAGCGACGACGCGCATGCGCCCACGGCGTGTTGCGTTCTTCAAAACCGTTGGCGAGCGTCGCAATCTCTGTGCGTCGTTCTGGTCCCCCGAGTGCGCCAAAACTAAGCGAAGTGGGGAATCTCACATCATGAAATGTCATTTTTTGCTCCTAGCGGTAACGCTGGCTGCGGCCCAAGGCGCGCGCCATTTGGGTGGCGATTTGGCCGCGGCTGCGCTGGAAACCAGCGACATCAGGCGAGGAAATGTTCATATTGACCGTTACGGCACCGCCGCCACCGCCACGCACACCCAGACTGCCGTCGGGACCGCGTGCCAACGGCATAATCGCCTCTGGCCCTGCCTCGCCCATTAGCCCTGTGCCGCCGCGCATCGGGAACGTGGTCGGGCCGCTGACAACGCCGCCTTTGGCAAAAGGCATCACGCGCCCTTGCGAAAACGATCCGCCATCAGCGAACGGCATCATGCCCGACACGACCGCGTTCAAACCGTCCGACAGCATCCCGCCAAAGTGATTGGTTACCGGATTGATCGCCGCCCCGTATGCGGTGCTTGCCATTTTTTCGGCCAACCCACCCAGCACGTCGGTTAGGCTGCGCCCGTCCAGTACCAATCCGTCAAAGGCAGTGCGCAAGCCCCGCGAAAAACCGCGTTCCAGATTGCCCAGATCGCGCGTTGTCTCGACCATCGTTCCTTGCATATCACGCAATTGCCCCTCAAAGGCTGCAGTCACTTGGGCCGTATCCCCCAAGGTGCGTTCCAGCGCGGAAACATCACTTTCCAGGGCATCGATTTTGTCGATCTCATCCATCGTGTTCGTCCTTTGTCATATCGGGGAAATCGCGCAGCAACGCATCAAGCTGTCCACGGACCATCGGGGCCACACCGCCGCAGACACCCAGCATCATCTGCAGTTCCGCAGGCGTCAGCGCCCAAAAATCCGCAGGATTCAGGTGCAACTGGTGCAGCCCCGCGTGCATCAACCCGCGCCAATCCATCCGCGTTACTCCGGTGTCTCGAAGGCGCGGGCGAGCAGCAATGCTGCTGCTTTGGCAGCCCCAATCGGGCCACCTGCGATCTCGGCGGTCAGCAAATCAGCAGCACTACCTTGCCACCCGCCACCACGCAGACCTGCCACGACCACCGCCATGACATCGGCCCCCGAAAAGGCACCACCCTCGAACCGTCGGATCATCTCGACGAGGGAGCCCGTGCAAAGGCTGCTTTCCAGTTCTGCCAG